ACGCCGGCGCCGCCTGTACTGATCGGGCACCGTACGAACACCGTGGCGTTGTCGCAGTAGTTCAGCGTGATGACGGTGGGGAGGGTCAGCGCGTAGGCGATGCTGTTGTCCTCGGCTTGCTGGTCGTCTGACGTGACCGTGACGGTGTCCGACCCGCCGATCTGCACATCAAGATTCGTCGCCGAGACCACGGTCGTGCCGCTCGGGATGACCCACAGCGCGCCGTTGGCGTCTACACGGAGCCCAATGGCATCCCCTTCCACGGGTGTCAAGGCGGAGAGGGCATCATCGCGGATGGCGATGGCGAGCGTGCCTGTTGGCGTGGCCCCAAGCGCGGTGTCGACCGCATACTGGGTGCCGCCCGCGCAGCCGGAGTCACAGATGACGTTGAGCGCGCCAGCACCGTCTCCGACGATGGTCGTCCCACTGGGTATCATCCAGAGGGCCCCGTTCGCATCGACCCTGAGCCCGATGGCGTCCCCCTCGACCGGCGTCAAGGCTGACAGCGCGTCGTCCCTGATCGCAATCGCGAGCGTGCCGGTGGGCGTGGCACCAAGGGCGGCATCCACGGCGTATTGCGTCCCGCCACCGAACGTATCAATGAACGCTCCGGCCGAGGACAGCACCTGAACGAAGGCAGCGCCGAAGTTGGTCCCGCGTTGAGCCACATTATCGCCCACGGTCGATACGATCCCAGCAGGCGTATCCACGCGGACGAGATTGACGGCCGTCCCTATGGGATCAGCCGCAGCAACGGCATCCTCTGTATATTGCGTCCCCCCCGCACACCCAGAGTCGCAAATCACGTTGAGGGCACCCGCGCCGTCGCTGACCGTGACGGTATCGGAACCCCCAATTTGGACATCCAGGTTGGTCGCCGCGACCGTGACCGTGCCACTCACCGCGACCGTGCCATCGACGGTCAGGGACCCCCCGTTGTCGTCCACGCTGATGAGGCCCGTCGAGTCGGTGGCAAGGGTGACTCGCAGGGCGGCGGCTTCAGTGCCTGCTCCGAAGACGATGTTGTCGATGATCGCCAGCGAGGTGACGGCGGGATCATCGGAGCCCAGGGTCATCCGGACCGTGCCTGGGGCGACCGCGCCTGCACCAGCCGTGAGGGGGATCGACCCACCTGATGCCGCGATCCGAATCGAGGCACCGGAGTTATTCTCCGTCCCAGCCCCGGTATCGAGATCGAATGTCGTGCCAGAGGCCGCGCACCCCACTTGGCAGTCCACGGCGAGATTGCCAGCTGCGGTGACGAGCGCGATGTCCGTCCCGTCGTGAATGCGGACGGGATCCACGCCAGCACCACCCCCGCCTCCGGCGGCCTGCGCGAGCCCGCTCGCGCTCAGCGTCACCGACGCCGTGCCAGAGGTGTACACCGTGACGACGACATGCAGGAATCGGAAACTGGCGATGTCGCCTTTCCACACGCCGACCGTGGTGGCCGTGGTCGCCGCGCCGCCGCTGGCCCGCGTCAGACTCACCGATTGCGCCGCCAGCAACGTGCCAGAGTTACTGACATAGAACGTCAGCGTCATCGAGCCAATCTGTTGGACTTCCACGGACGCCGTCCCGTAACTGGACACGTCCATCATGGCGCTCGAGCCGAGCGCCGTCAGCGGCGGGAAGGCTTGGGACTTCTCCCGCTGCGCGAGGGCCGGCGAGGCGCCCAGCGCCAGCAGGACGACGATCAGGCCGAGACGAGTCAGGATTCGCACCACAGCACTCCTTACTGCACCATCAACACGGCGTTATAGAGCGTCACCGAGAAGGCCGCTTGGGCACTGTCCATCTGTGTCGTGATCTCGAAGGTCTGCGCCGCGGTCGTGTCTACCGCCATCGCGGTATTGCCAGCCACGAGCGTCCAGATCGCGGTCGTCACCACGCTCCACGTCGTCCCACCAGCGGTGCTGCCTGGGATGATCACGCCGACCGCTCGCTGCGCATTGGTCGCCCCCGACGCAAACACCACGACGCGCAGTTCTGCGAAGTGTGTTTGACTCGCGGGGAACGGCACGTTACCGCTGAGAATCGTCACGCCACCGAACTTGACCCGCACATTGACATTGCGCGCCCCGCCCGCATCCGTCACGACAGCCACGAACGCGGTGTAGACGAGCATCTGTGCCGTCCGCAGCGTGTTCGCTGGGACTGACGGCGCATGATGGGAGTTCTCGGCCGCGGTGTTCGTGAACGTGGAACTCCCCGTCAGCGCCGCGATCCGCCTGGCGGCCGGGACATTCACGTGCCAGTTTGATCCATCCGACGTCAGGGTCAGGTCTTCCCCTGGGAAGACCGGCATCGTCACCACGCCGTCCACGGTTTCAGCGCCGTTCCCGTCCAGCGTGATCAGGCCCGTCCCGCTGTTCTTGACGCGGATCTGCCGACCCGCATTCGCCACCGCCGTATACAGCGTCAGCGTGAACGAATTGGCCGTGCAGTTGACGACATCATCATCAGTCGTGACGGTGTAGGCCCCCGTCTTGCTCACCACGGCGAGGACGCGATCCTTCAGCGGGTTGGGCGCGAGCACCAGCGACGTCGTGGTGTCCGCCACCCCGACAAAGCGCCGATTCGTCGGCGCCGTGGGCGTCAACGCCCCAGCCGCGGCGCTCACGTAGTACGCCGAGCCCGCCGTGAGCGACGACAGGCCAGTCAGACGGCCGTCCTTGCGCAATGTCCCAGTGGCGCCAGCGCTGATCGCCTCTGTGGTGATCGCGATCATGGTGGCCGCACTGGACCGATACCCGAAATCCGCGTCGGTCTTGTACCACCGGCCAATCGTCAAGCCGCCCGTGCCGTCGGAGAGGTACACCAGCTCACCAGTGGCGAGCGCCTCGCCCGCCACGCCTTGGATATCCGTGTTGACCGTCGAGGGCGAAATCGCCGCCACGTTGTCTTGGGTCAGGACCGGGCTGATGGGCGGATCGCTGTCCGTGGGTGGCGCAAGGACGAATTTATAGCTCAGCCCAGGCGTCAGGTAGAGCGCGATCCGGGTGCCGCCGTTCGACGGGCGACCCGCCGAGTCCAGGATGATCGGATTCGGGTTGGCAACGGTCAGCCCGACGTCGGAGAAGGTGTCCTGTTTGGTTGTCGTCCCAGCGGCGTACGTGAAGAGCTTGGACGCGGCATACGGGTTGCCGTTCCCGTCCAGGAATTGCGGGAAGACGTACGGTGCAAGCGAGCCGACAGCCATCTAGACTACACTCCTCGATGCATGGACGACGAGCCGCTCTACCCGCCGCCGTTTCGCACTGACATGTCGTGTGGCTGCTTCGGCTTGTTCATCTGCGAACGTCATCAATGGATGCTCCATAGCCTCGCCGAGCGTCACCGCTCACCAGCCAAGTCATCGACAGCCCGCGAGAACACCTCGAACCCATCGTCCCCTGCACCTGGCACCACCGGCCCGCGATAACCAGGCCGCTTCTCCAGATACCCCATCGCCGCATCCAGCGCCGCTGTGTGTAACCGGTTCTTCGGCGTCCGTCCTGCCAAGAGGTCTTTGATCGCCGCCTTGATCTGCCGATTCGAGACGTTCTGCTCTGAAATGATACGGATGTCATCGCCCACCGCAGACCCAGGCCCCCCGTGCGCGTAGATACCACTGTTCCAATCGTTCGGGTCGCGGATGATTCGCCCGCGCTCAGGCTCGAACGTGTTGAGATCGTCGAGCATCCGTTGCAACACCGGGCGGATCTCCTTGGTCACTACCCCTTGCGCGACCGCACGCGGGTCGCCTGAATACTGCGATACACGGACACCACCTTGCTTGACAGGCACCAGCGGATCGATCTCGTGCGAGATCGCCGCTGCGGACAGGCCGCGCACATCGGATGGATCAACCGCGATGTCACCGGCGAGCGGCGTCACACCCCTGGATGCTGCGGCAGGCGTGCTCCCTCGCCCAGCACTCCGCACGGACGGGAACCCTTGCTGCGTGCGCGCATGCGGCCCACCAGGTAAGAGCCCGCGAATGTCTCGCCGCGCAGGCTCGCCAGCCACACCACGCACGAACGAGGCATCGTCGACCGGCCCGAGTTGCGTCGCCCCCGCGGGCAAGGCCAGACGAACACGGTCCGCTGAGCCAGACGCCAACGCCTCCGCCAACCGATTGCGCACCCGCGCATCCATGAGCCGCCACCGTGGCGACGTCACCACGCGACTGAGGAGGCCCGCCACTTTCCCTGTCGCCCACGCAGCGCCGAGACCACGCGAGCTCGCCGCCGCCGCGCCGGCCGCTTCGACCACGACCTGATGGAGTCCGCCATGTTGCGGCGCGGTGCGCTGCAACGTCTGTGTCAGGATGTCTTCCAGCGACTTCCAGAAGGTAAATTCCTTATTCAGCGCCGATAGCTCCGGCACTTCTGAACCCAACACGCGCCGAATCGCAGCCGTCGCTTCACGCTTCGCCCACGCCTCGCTTTGATCCTTTAATGGGATCCCGATCGCTCCACCAGCACGATGCGCAAACCCGCCAGCCTGGTCCACCACGCGATCCCACGCCCGCCGAATCGCGATCACCTGTCCCACTGACGGGTCCGGACCAAGGTCCACCAACACCTGCTGCAGCCGTTCAAGCTGCCTGATGCTACGCGGCTCGTACTCCACCAGCGCCCCATTTGTGCCCCGCGTGCGAAAGGCACTCTTGGCCGTCTCAAGCGCCCGAATGATCGGCTCGGTGTTGGCCGGCCGCTCCCCGTACTGCGCAACCGCGTCGTCAATCTGCGTGCCGGCAGCTTCGGCCGCGTCTTCGGCCTGTTTCAGGATCGATGCCCGACTCCCGTGCAGATTACGCTTGAGAATCTCTGGCGTGATCCGCCGCGTCATCGCCTTGAAACGCTCTTTGGTCGGTCCGAGCGCTTGCTCAACCTTCTTCCCGGCCTGCTGACGAAGCGCCGGCACAACACGCCTCTGTACGGCCCTGGCACCAGCCGCAGCGAGCTTCGCCCCGCCAAGGCCTCCACCGAGCCCAGTCACGTCACCGACGAGCGTCGCTTGGTCTTCGCTTAACCCGAGCGCCTTCCCCCCGTGGTAGCCAGCCTGTTGCCCAGCAAGCCCCGTCGCAATCGTGACCCCGGTGGCGACCGGGGCCGCCACCATCGCCGCAGCCAACTGCGGCGCCACAAACGGCGCGGCCGTCAGTATCGCGCCCCAGCCCATCCTATGCACGCCTCTGGATAACTCACCGCCTCGGATGTTCCTGGCCCCTTCGACAACTTCACGCGGCCCGTGCAGGAATACGGCTCCGGCCTTCTGTTGCGCCGCGACGTCATGTCCAGCCGCCGCGACCATGTCCATCTGTGCCTTCGCCTCTGCGAACGTCATGCGTTGCTTCTGACGTGGCGCAGTCGCCGCGACAGGCCGCACTTCTTCACCAATCGCCGGCAACCCAGGCGGAGGCCGACGTGAGGCCGGGACTTCAGCGCCGATCGGTGGAAGCGTGCTCGCCTGCGGCATTTACTTGGTTCGGATCCATTTGCCGTTCTTGTACGTCTGCTCCGTGCCGGGGAATCCAGGGATCTCCTTGGTGTCGCCTTCTTTCGCCGCAGCATCGGCCTGATCCACTTGTCCGACGCCAAGCAGCGCCATGCCGTCCTTCCCGAGTTTGTGGTCCCAGTACGTGCGATCGTTGCCTTGCATCTGCCGAAGCAGGCCCGCAATCGTCGCCGCGTTCACTGCGCTCGTCTGGCGGTAGTTCGGGAACATACGGTAGTATTCGGCCGCTTCTGTCTCGCCAAACTGCGCGCCGGTTATGCTCCGCCGATAAGCGACGAGCGTCGCCACCAACTGGGTGGCGAACGTCACGTATTGCGGATTCGTCGAGGTGCCCAACTTCCGCGCGACGTCCTCCAAGGTCCCCGCGAGGATGTTCGTCGGGACGCCTTGCCGCTTCATGTCATCCAGAACGGACTTCACTGACTTCAGCGCGTCGATCGTGGTGGCTCGACCGAGCACTTGATTCTTGGTATCGACGTTCTCGCCTTCGATCGCGGCCTGCTTGATAACGCTCTTGAGTTCGTCGAGGTTGCCTTCCGCTACCAGCCGATTCGCGTGCGCCACCAGCGCAGGGCGGCGGTTCGGCGGCCGAGACATCACCACACGCTCGAAGACGTTGCGGTAGTCCACTGGCATGGAGGCGTCGGTGCCCAACGCCGTAGACCGAGCGCGTGCCGTCTCCGCGTTCTGTTGCGCCACGGCCAACTGTTCGCGTTGGATGCCCAACTGTGACGTGCGATACTCCTCGGTCGCTTTTGCCGCTGCATCGGCGCGGGCGTTGTCGGCCACTCGATCCGCCGCCGTCGCTTCTGCCACCGGATTCGGCGTGGTGAATCCAGGCTGCACCGTTTCGGGATTAACGAACGTCGTGCCCGGCGCCGCGGCGACCGGACGTACCGGCTCCTTCCCGTAGTTCCGCGCCTGCTTGAACCACGCCGCGTCATACTGCGGCGGCGCGTCCTGCTCCTGAATGATCCCGCGCGTGAGCAAGTTCTGCCGCACGGCGGGATAGGCCTCAGCCCGCAGGCCTTCGGGCAGGGCATCCATCCCGAGCAGCACATCGCGGACGAGCGCCTGGGTGTTCGCGTAGGCCTGCTGGTTCTGCGTCTGGAGCGCCGCCATGCCCGTGACAATCTTCAGCCCACGCTCCGGCCCGACCACGCGATAGATGGCCTCTGGTGCGGGTGGCGTCTCACTCGAGAAGAGTTCCCGCAAGGCCGTCTCTTGCGCCGTCGCGGTCGCGCGTTCGTCGTCATCGGCCTTGAGGCCTTTGAGCTGCAACGCCTCGGTCTCTCGCTTCGGGGCGTCCGCACGATGCTTGGCAATCTCGCCCAGCGAGCCGGCGATGGTCTGCCACGCCTGCCCAGCGATCTCGCCCCGACGGCGCTCCGCGTCGGCCTGCTGCTCGCCTTGGCGCAGGATGATATCCACCAGCCGCGTGTTGGGCTGGTACGTGCCTTGCCTGGCAAATGGGCTCGTGTACGGCATGGGGTGAGCGTTAGTACCCTGACTTCAGGATCGCGTCGTCTCGTCTCCACGCATCATCGCCTTGGTAGACATAGTGTGACCATCGTCTCGCGTGCTCGGCCAAGCCGGACTGCATGGCGGTGTCGTAGCGGGCGCGCCAGTCTTCCTGTTGCGGCTGGAACGCGGCCTGGGCGTTGCGGAACATGCGCGCGTCCACGTTGCCGTAGTTCTGGGTGGCGAAGCGGTCGCCCCACGAGGCGATGTCCTTCAGCGTGCCGCCCGTCCGCAGCGTCCCGCGTCCCGCCGCGCTCTGTTCCACCCCGCGCAAGCCTTCCCGGCGCGCGAACTCATAGCCCGGCTCGGCCGCGGCCTGCTCGCCCGTGGGGGACTGATAGCTGAACTGTGGCGCGTTCGGGAGATCGAACTGCGGGCGGAAGTGCTCATAGGGCAGGAGATTCCCCAGCGTGCCAGCACCAGCACCAGCACCCGCACCCGCACCAGCACCACGCGAGTTCGCCCGCTGCGTGAGCCACGCGCGAAACTCATCGCCCCCGCCACGGTTATAGCGATCCACCGCATCGTTCAGGTCGGACTCGGAGGGATCCACCCCCATGATCCGGCGATATTCCCCCCGCAGGTACTCGCGCCGCTGCGCGACTTCTCGCCGCTGTTGCTCCTCCCATGGAAGAGGCTCTGCCGTCCCAGGTGGCGCGGGCGCCCCCGGGTCCCCTGGTGACTCCGGAACCGTCTCGCCCCGCTGCGACATCTCAGTAGGGTCGTCCGGGATCTCGTAATACAGGCCCGTCTCTTGATCGAAGCGGATCATCGCTGTCCTCCCGCGATCCCGCCCAACGTGTACGGCGGTGGCCGATACGGTGGCGGCTGTCGCATCTCGCCAATCTCGCGACCGCGCGACCGCGCAATGTCCCGGAGGGTCAGATAGGAGGCTTCCCGGTACGGCGCGCGTCGCGCCTGCTCAGCGTCGTACTGCGCTCGCTGCTCCGCGATCATCTGGTCGTATTCCTGCCGGCGCCGCGCTTCGTTGTCGCGCTCCAGCGTCAGGGCCTCCGACGTGGACCTGCTTTGCGCGTTGGTCGCGCGCTTGGCGGCATTCGAGGCCATCTTGGCTTGAATGACAGCCGCCACACCCGCAATAATCGGGACAATCGCTGGCATTTAATCCCCCACCGGCAGCGCGAAGTGTTCTCCGGGTAACGGCAACCCCCCGAGGCGGCGAATCATGCGCGACACACGTGGATCAATGGAGCCCGTAATCACGCTCCTGGTGCGCCATGCCTTCGCCAAGCTCGTCATTCCACTGAGGAGTCGCGCCAATACACCCGCCTTGCCGCGATGGGCCGGCGCGATCCAGACGCACTCGACGTGCACCATGCGCAACATCACCCACGAGCCGATTATCTCGCCGTCCTGCTCGACCACTAGGACGCGCGTATCCACCGGATCGAGGCCAGGGACAATCGGCTCTGCCTCGGTCCCCTGCAACTTGTGCCACTCGTCAGGCGGCAGGATCCGCGTCGTCATGCAATTCTCTCTAGGACCACCGTCAGCGTGTAGAGCATCGACGTGCCGCCCACCGACGCATAGGCGGTACTGTACGTCACCGGACTGGCTTGGTCGATCTGTAGCAACGCCGACCCGCTCTGCACCGTCGTGATCGTGTTCCCCGTCAGGGCCGCGCCCGACAGGGCCAGCGACACGGCACTCTCGGTCCAGCCAATCGTCACGGTCAACGAGCTGGATGTCGTCGCGGCCCTGGTGATCCGCGCGTACCAACTCACCCGGTAGAGCCCGGCGCCCAAGGCGCCCGAGGGGATCGGTGTCGTCCCAATCGACGCCCCTTGGCTCTCCAGCGCGACCGGATCGGCGATCCGCTGGGAACTCTGATCGGTCCGGATGCTGAGCGCCGTCGCCCAATCGATCAGCACCGGTGCCGCGTGCATCTTCGGCGGAATGACCAGCGGATCGCGGGCGGGGAGCGGTGCAGAGATGGGCATTCATGCGGCCTGACTCCGCGCCGTCTGGCGCAGTGTCACCGACGCCCCTGTAATTCTCCACGCCACTGGGTCGCTCACGACGATCTCGGGCATCCACGCCCGCCCAGAGCCGCACTGCACCCACCGGATCCTCGTGCCGTACTCGCCAATCGCTCCCGCCGATCGGCCGCGCTCGACCCCGAAGGTCTTCCCACCATCCCCGGAGAACCGCGCCGCCATGATCGGCGTCGTGCCCTGGCCGGTGGTGGCGCCGACGCCGACGTCCGCGTGGACCTCGAAGACGCTCACGAACTGGCGCTGGTTCTCACGCCAGAGCGCCGGCGGACGGCGGAGCCGGCGGATCGGCAACCCCTCGACGTCGGTGGTCAGCTCGCGCGACATGCGGTAGACCGATGAGCCGATCCGATCGAGCCAGAGATGCTCGCCGGCCGCGATGACATGGAACAGCAGCCGCCAGGCCGTGTACAGGTTGTTGCCGGAGTCCCACGTCCCCAGATTCGTCCAGCGCATCGACGGCGGCAGACTATTGGCGGTGGCGTCGTAGCAGACCGTGAGGTTCGCCGTGGGGAGCGTCAGGACATAGAAGACATGCCCATCCTTCTCATACGTGTCCCCAATCGCATCGTCCATGCGGCCGTCTTCCAGGGCCACGCGCAAGGCATACGTGCTGACGACGGTGGGCGAGAACCCCGACATCTGCACCACGTCGCCGCGCCCGTGGGCGGTCTGGCCGAGCCAGAGCAGCGACCCGCCCACCACGGTGGCCGAGAACGCCGCAGCGGTGCCGTAGTCGATCAGGCCAGACGGATGGGGCACGAAGGGGAAGGTGGCGCCGCCTTCGTTGAACCACGCTTCGGAGGTCTGCGTCCCGAGCAGCACGATGTAGCGGCCCAGGATCTTCACCGCCACCCACGGATCGGGGCGGATGGACCGCTGCGCGAACTGGAGCGGATCCCATGTGGTGCCGTCCAGCAGATCGCTCAGGTAGAAGGTGGAGGTGTCGGCGTCCAGCGCGATGAAATACCCGTCCAGATGTGCGCCCATCCGGGTGCCACCCGTGCGGACCTGCGTCAGGACATTGGTCGCGAGCGTGAGAATGTAGCCGTTGTTGCCGCTCGTGACGAACACCTGGCCGCCGCCGTCCCCGTTGGTGCAGAGGGTCGCGGGATACGCGTCCACCGCGACGGTCCCGCGTGACGTGAGCGTGCCGTCGAGGGCCACTTCGTAGAGCGTGGGGCCGATGACGACGAACGCGCGACCGGCCATCTCGAACGACCCGCGTCCGCCGCTGGCGGTGGGTGACGTGCCGAACACCTCAACGCCAGGCACAGGGTAGAGCGCGTATTGCGCCTTGCCGCCCGGTCCCTCCATTCCCTCCACGTACCAATTGAAGGCCTGCTCGCCGTCCTGGAGCGGACTTTGCGAGACGTAGGAGCCTCCGACGAAGTTGGGGTACACCATTACTCCACCCCGGAATAAATATTCGAGCGCCCACTCGCGCCGATCAGCATGGCGGGATCGAAGCCCAGATCCAGGAGGCGCGTATTGGCGCGCTTGATCGCGGTCTTGCTGTCGATCGCCGCCTTGAGCAAGGTCTGTGAGGGCTGCGCGTCGAACTCATCGGCCAATTCCAAGGCCAGATTCGTCCCGAAGAACCGCCGATAGCCTTGCGGCATGATGACGGTGTCGGTCAACGCGGTGAACTCCGCGAGTGGGCTCGGGCTATAGATGACCCCGGTCCCACTCGCCGGGATCGGCCAAGGAATCAGCGTGCCGGTGGGCACCGTGGGCCGGTAGAACCACGCCTGCGCCTCGCCCGTGAGCGCCTTCTGCGCGATGCCCGCGAACTGATCATCGGTCAGCGGTGGACCAGACAGATATTCCGAGGCGGGTGACGTGGCGCTGTCGAGGCGCCCGATAGTGAGGATGGCGGTCGCACTCACCGGACGCGCGACGTTGATCGTGGCCCCCAGTCCCACGCTGTACGACGCGGCCCCGGTCAGCGTCCAGGTCGTCCGCGAGATGACGTAGATGAGCAGGCCTTCATTCGCGAAGCCGTCAATCCAGTCGTTGACGCGCTCGAGGCCGATGGTGGCCATGTCAGCCGGCACGGCGTCGCCCGGCGCGACGACACCGAGGCGCCTGAGGCTCTGACGGATCAGGTCCCCGATTGTCACCAGCGATACCCCCACTCGTACCCGAAGCGTGTCTGTGGCACCGCGCCGCCGGCTCCGCCGTCCGCGATGAGCGCGGCCGCGGGCGCACTGAAGGTGATGGTGGGCGTCCCCGCCTGCACGATCGCTAGGCCAGGCGCCAGTGTGGCGGCTGGCGCGGAGAGCGTCACGGTCGGCGTCCCAGCCGCCAGCGTGGCCTGTGCGTGCAGCGTGGCGGTCGGCGCGGTCAGGGTGATCACGGGCGTCCCGGCGGCTAAGGTCTGCCCGCCACCGCCCTCCACGAGCGTGGCCGTTGGGGCGCTGAACGTGACGGTGGGGGTGCCTGCCACCAGCGTCCGCGTCGCCGTCATCGTGGCGGCTGGGGCCGTCGTGGTCATCGTAGGCGTGCCGGCCGTCAGCGTCTGATCCGCCGTAAAGTCCGCGGTCGTAATGCGCGTGCCAGCCGACGACGAGGAGCCTGTGCGGAAGGCAATGTCGGCCGACGTCATGCCGCCAGCACCCGTGCGTTCCCACGCGATCTGCATGAACAGGTACTGATTCGCGATGGCGAACGCGCCAGGGTTGACCGTCAGCGTGGAATCGAAGTCGGCCGACGTCGAGACGTTACTCACGAGCGACCCCTGTTGCTGCGCCGCCGTGATTTCCGTCGCGTTGGACCCATCCGCGTCGGCCTTGAAGAGTCGGAAGCGCACGCGACCATCTTGTGCGCCGCCGTTCGTGACGGCCCGCACGACGAAATGGAACGTCCAGTTTGCGTTCGCAAAGTCGCCGGTCAGCGCCGCGACGCTGCGGAAGGCGTCTTTGAGCGTGGTGTCGAGCGTGCCGTCAGGGGGCCCAGTCCCGGTGAACGTCGTCGCGGCCCGCTCAACGCCGACCTCGTACTCGGAGTGGTTCGTCGTGCCGGTTGACACGACCCACCCGTCAGCGAGGGTCGCCGCCGTCTGCGCGCTCGTCTCAAGTCGGCGCCAGGCG